CCTGAGCAGGGGTTGGTCCCCAGACTTCGGACATGTAGTAAAGTTCCATGGACTCATGCCCAAGTTGGCCTAGAAAAGCAGCTTGCCTCAGGACGGTGTCGATCTTGCCTTCACTCATAGCTGAGGTCAGGAGCGGGAACAGGATCTTGCAGTCATGAGGATTTTTGACGAAACGGGGATAAATGATCTTCAGTTGATCAATGGTGAGCATACCAGGAAGGATTGCTTCCCTCAGGGAACTCCTTCAGGAACTCCAAGGTTGACTTCAGACGAGTCTTCCCCTCGAAAGTGAAGCCAGACCTTCTCCAGGGAACGGAACTCCTCTCCAGGTCACCTGGGAGTTCCTGAGCTACTTCCTCAGGTAACCTAAGACCAGAAGCCTTGACAGGGACCTCCTGGTTCCTTCGAGTTTCTTCATCACTCCTTCTCAGAACCAAAAGCTACTCACAGGGACGGTCCTGGTCCTTCGAGTTTCTTCATCACTCCTTTGAATGCTTCCCGTACCTATTGACAGGGGAATACTTACCTACGGCCCGAAGGGCCAGCTCCCTCGGCTTCATCGAGGGGTGCTTTTGTTTCTGCTTCTGGGGGAGCCTGAGCGGAGCGAAGGAGGCGACCCCGCCTTGTCTTCAGTCTTGACGTCTGAAGGTCTATTCATACAGCATTTTGCTAGCAGATAGCAGCCAAAAGCTAGCAGATAGCCTGACAAAATACAGCATTTGGCTAGCAGATAGAGTAGCCAAATGCTAGCAGATAGAACGAAAGCCCAGCATTTGGCTAGCAGATAGAACGACAAGCCTCATCCCTCCCTTTCTTTCTGTCTGTAGGGCCTTCTCCTTCAATTCGGCATGTAGGTTGATCTGCTTCCCCTGGGGTCGCCGGACTTCAGGTCCACATCTGCCACATCCCCCAAAAGAGTTGGATTAGCGCATTCTCCCTATGAGCGGGACCGGTTCCAGGTTCCCGTTTCTGTCAAATCGCCTCGGAATCGACGTCAACCGCTCAGGACCCTGGGGGCGAGACCTAATCCTTGAATCGTAGGCGACAAGGGATTCGATACAGACTGAGTAGAAGCCCAACCGAAACAAGGAGAACACATATGACTACCACCGACTCGCAGAACAAGATCGCGGCAAACTATTATTTGCCCAAGAGAATCGTTCACCTCGTGAAGGCGTTGGCTGCCAGCGCAAGCGAGGATGCCGGACGCTTCGTCAGCTCGGCCAATATCGTTGAAGCCTCGGTCCGGGACTATACCCGTGAGCAAATCGCCAGGGCAGAACGAGAGGGCCGCCTGGACGTCGCCATGGCGCTCAGGGCCACTCTCGGACAGTAGTTCCCGCAGAACAACAGGAGGTTCGACATGAGTACAGCAACAAAAGATAGCGAAACGAAACGAACGGACCTGGGCGTCTTGTATGGCACGGTGTACGACGGTCAGAACAGCAACTACCTGCGTTGGCCGGTTGATGCGAACGCCTGGCTTTCCCGTCTGGGCCTGACCTCGACAGAGATCCTGCTCGTCCAGGCCATCCAGAGCCATCGGCGAGAGAAGACCCCGGACGCCTGCCCGGCGCTGGCGCTCGAGACCCTGGCCGCAGAATCGGGAGCACACCAGGTCAGCGTCTCGAAAATGGTCAAAAAACTGGAGGCCATCAACCTTATCAAAATCGAACATGGCTCCAAGGGTCGCGGCCATGCGAATACTTACGACCTCAGGCCGCTCTGGAAAAAGCTCGCGGAGCTGGTGGAAGCCGAGAGGAATCAAGCCGCCCAATTAACCCCTAACGCAATGCAGTGAAAGGTAATATCATGGCTTTTCCCAAGAAACTCTCCAAGACCGCCATTCGCAAGCTCGCCCTGCAGTCCTCGACCCCTGCAGAGAAGGCACCCCCGGCCGACGATATTGCTTCAGAACAGGAGGAAGCTCCCCGGGCCGCGAAGAAGTCCCCAGCTTTGGGGCAGGCGCAGTACACCACCCCCGTCGATCAACTTGATTGGCTCGGCATCAACCGCGACAACGCCTTCGGCAACGCGCTCGACGCGGTGTTCAGGGGCTATGTGGGCTCCAAGTTGAATCGTGAGGTCCTTCACTTTCTGGACCTGAAGATCGCCGAAATCGAGGGGTACCTGGCCACGGGCAAGAAGGTCCAAGTCAAGCGGGACCGCTTGGACTGTTTCGACAGCGTCAACGTCCTGGACTTCCAACTGTGTAAGGCGTCTTTCCAGACCGCCCTGGTTGCCCATCGAGACCTCAGAATCGAAATGCTCGCCGGTCAAGCCGAGCCAACGAGTGGGCCTGACTTGGTTCGAGCCGCTCGGGGCCCAGCGTTCGCAGGTCAGAAGTAAATCCAACATCCAAAAGGAGAAGCCAATGTTTGATGACAATGCGATCGTAGAGCAACTGCCGTTTAGCGTTGAGAGGCAGCGGGCCCTGCTAGGCCACCTGCTGACCGAGCCCCGACTGTTCGCCCAAGCCGAACGACAGATCCTGCCGGAGTGGTGGGCCGACACACGGCTTGGCCAGGTCTGGGAGTACGCGATGACACTGGCCAAGAAGGCCGGTCGGGCGGTAAGTGCCAGCGAGGTATCCGAGTCGCAGGAACTGCAGCGCCTGGAGCCGAAGGAGACAAAGAGGCTGCAGAGCGAAATCGAGACCTGCCTGGTGAAGCGCGCGGACATCGGCATCGACCTCCTGCAGGCCGAGCTAACCAGCTGGCTTCATGCTCGGATTTACATCGCCGCGATGAAGAAATCCGAACATTTGTTTTTGCAGTCCCGAAAAACGCTCAACGGCGAGCTGATGAAGGAAGCCTTCGAGACCATCCGGAAGATGAATTCGGACATTGCCGAGACGGCTTTTGGTGGCGAGGCTACCCGTGCGGACATGGGCGACCCTGCCCGGGACTTCGGAACTCTCGACGTCGATGCCAAGACCGCTATCAGCTTCGGGCTCCCGGCCCTAGATCAAGTCCTCCTTCCGGAAGGAGGGGGCCGGGCTTCGCTCCTGGCTGGCGATATGACCGTTCTACTTTCCCCTACAAATTCGGGGAAAACGACAACGATGGTAACGGTATTGGCCCACAACATCCGGGCCGGGAAGTCCGTTCTGCTGGTCACTCACGAGGGCCGGACAAGCGACATAAAGATGAAGATCTGGCAGTCCCTCACTGGGATGACCCGTCAGGAAGTCAAAAGCGGCTTGGAGAAGAAGGACGATGCGGTCATCCGGATGCTCGCCAGGGCCCGACAGATGGTGGATAGCAATCTGGAATTCCTACCGATGAACAAGGCCGGTCAGTCAGTCGAGACGGTGGTAGGAAATATCGCGAAGACTCAACGTGCCCGGCTGGCCCAATACGGCCACGGGTTCGACTTGATCGTTGACGACTATGCGGCCAAGCTCACGACTCGGCAGGCCAAAGGCGGCCAGTTCCAGTTCCGGCAGATCCAAGAAGTTGTCTATAACTATTTCGCCCAGCTCGCCCTGGAGCATAATTGCCACGTCCTGACGGCCATCCAGGCGAACCGGGAAGCCTCAAAGATCAACCGGGGCAAGCAAGCGCCGAACAAACAAGCCGAGTCCAGGCTCTTGAACCATGACGATGTCAGCGAGGCGATCGGTCCAATGACTACCGCGACGAACATCATCACGATCAACAGGAGCCTCGAAGATCAGGCGAACGGAACGCTGACCTTCTTCGTCTCGAAGAGTAGGAGCGGCGAGACTGGCTGGGCTGTAACCTGCAAGTCTAACTTCGCGGCCTGTCAGAGCCACGGCCCCAATGCCCCGGTGTTCAAGTATCGGGGATCCAGCCCCATGGCCGGCCGGGCAGAGGAACTGCTCAGGGCGAAGTAACCCCCACCCCATCTCACCGGTCCCCAGGAAGCGGCCAACACGGGCTCCCTGGGGGCCTTTTCGTTTTCGAGCCTGACCATGCGCTGGACGAAATGTACCTACCTCGACAGCCCCGGCGTCACCTGGCCCATTGACCCGGCTGCCTGTGAGCACGCCAGGGCCTGGCTCGAGATGACCGCGTCCCAGCGGCTCAGGTACGTAGGCGAAGAGCTGACCCGGGCACGTCAACGCGGAGCCGTCAAACCGCTCGCGTTCCTCCTGGCAGTCCGCGATGGTTTGACCAGCAATAATATGTAGGGAACGAACTTTCAGCGGCCCCATTACAATTAACGGCCTCTAAAAGGAGCCACCCCCCAAATGAGTCGGATGGACTCATTCTCATAGGGAGAATGCGCATTCAGAAATCCTGATTTGGACCCCCGGACCCTGTTTCGAGGGCAGAGACCCCTAGGGCGCCAATCTGGAATACGAATCTTCTAGTTAGAGCGAGGGGGCAATTGAGCCCTCCGCCTAACCAAGAAGTGAGACGACACCATGAACGCCCACAAAGAAAAGCCGCTTCGCCCCGTACTTGACTCCAACGGAAACCCGACCGACCTGCTGAGCAAGAATTTGATTGTTCAGCTGGACGATACCCGATACCGCCTGTTTCTGAATGGCCGCAAGACCCCGGGCCTGAGCGTTATCATCAACCGCAAGTCCCTCCCCTACGTCGCCCCGTTCGCCTGGTGGCCGGGCGAGGTCTACCCGGGCAACTTCCTCGTTCTCGGCCACAAGCCGAACCCCAAGGACCCCAGCAGGCAGGTGAGCCTGTATCTGCACACCATGTGTGTGGACGGCGAGTCGGGCCGCATCGAACAGCACCCGACTGCCAGCACCATCGCCCACAAGCGCGTTCCCACGGCCCCCATCCAGACCCCCGACCCGGCTGCCAAAGTCTCTCAGAAGCCCGTGTGGGACGTCCAGCAGGCCCTCGTTGCCTTGTCCCTGAAGGTCGATGCCCTCAGCGCCAGGGTCGATGCCCTGTCGAGGTAGTCTGTACACAAACCACTTACAAGGAGAAAACACATGAAGACCCCCGAGCAGATCCTGGAAGCCGTCAAGGACAGAGCCGAAGCGGCCAAGGAGGTCCAGGCGAAGATCACTGCCCACCAGAAGGCCACCCTCGCCTACATCGACGAAATTACCGCCAGGCTCGATGCCCACTTCGACGCACATCTCGAGGTCCTCCCCCTGGACCCGGCCAAGTACCGTCCCTGATTTAGCGATTCGATATAGAGCAATCAGAAGTGTGAAAATCCACCCCCTCACTAGAAGAGAGACAACAAAATGAATACCAGTGAACCGACCGTCGCAGGAGAACCCGAAGATGCCGTTTTCGGGGGGATCGTGGTCTGCGGCGACCAGGGATACGAGACTGAGTTCAAGACCGTTGCCGAGATGGAACTTGAGTGCCGTCCCGATTTTGTGCGCCGCATTCTGAGCATCCTTCCCGATGAGTCTTCTCCGGGTCTCACGGCCGTGGAGATCTCCAAGGCTGTCGGGGTCTCCGTCCCCGATGTCCGATTCGCCATGGAAATCCTGCGCCAGATCGAATATGCCAGCTCAGGGTCCCAGAAGCCCACCGGCAAGCGGGGCCGCCCGGCTTTCGTCTACAACCGGGCGGGAGCCGAGGAGATGGCCTGCGCCCGCGAATTCGAGGAGAACGCGGTAGCCCTCTGGAACCAGAACGAGATCGACAGGAGCTAGACCCTCACCTGAAGCCCTTCGTCACCCCCAAGCCCCGGCCCTCCCTTCCACGGGTGCCGGGGCTTTCCGTTTCCAGAGCGGCAATCCTTAGAGGGAGCGAGTCGACACCCCCTCAGGAAGCGAGCCGTCCATGTCAGATCCCCACATCAGCATCCGACCCCACACGCCCGGCGACGAAGCATTCATCTTCGCGACCTGGCTGCGAAGTTATCGGCACAGCTCGGATTTCGCCAAGCCTATAAGCAACTCCGTTTTCTTTCCCCTCCACCATGCCGTCATCCAGCGCATCCTTGACCGGTCCAGTACCCGGGTATCGGTCGCCTGCAGTAGCTCGTCCCCCGATACGGTGCTCGGGTACCTGGTCACTGAGGACTTCGTTAGGCCCGTGATTCATTTTGCGTACGTCAAGAGGGATTTCAGACGGCAGGGCATCCTGACCCTGCTCCTGAAGGAGGCCGGCCTCGAACCGAACCGATGTTTCTATACGCACAGAACGCATACGGCCAGCCACTTCGAGAAGCTCTACCCTGGCCTGAGCTATAACCCGTATCTCATCTAGGGGGGTGGTGGATGATTAATCCAAAAGTATTGCTAGAGAGATCGGCCCGGCTCCTAGACCGGGAACTAGCCAAAATCCGGCAAATCCAGGCAGGAAAACCTCCTAAAATCGACTGCCTGAGCCATGAAACAATCCTCGATTTGACGCGAATCGCGAGGGTGGCGTTCGACCTAATCCAGGATACAGACAAACGACTACAGCTCAAGAAGAAAACACTCGCAAATTTGACCGTTGAAGAACTCGAGACGATTGCCAGGGCTCAAGCCCTCCTGGAGAGATAGATGAAGTCCAAGAATGAAGCCCAAGTCCAGCTCCTGAGCGTCAGCTGTCACAACGGGGTGATGTTTTACACCTCCCAGGGCTTGGCCACCGAGCGGACCATTAGCCAAGAAAAACACGGGGTGACCCTCATCCTCTGGCCCGGGGTAGGGGTGAAGGTCATCAGCCCCAGGCGTGAGGACCCCATCATAATCGTATCGAGCGCCAATATCTTGACGATGGTGATGGAACCCGGTGACCTTTCCGCCTAGGGGGAAGTGACCTTTCCGCCTGGGGGCAACCATCCTTCTTTCACTGTAGGAATCCAGTAAATGCCCAGGCTCAGCCCAGAGGATATCGTTGCCGAGCTAGCGGCCCGGAAGGCACTGGCTAGGGCCCCGAGGGACTTCCTGGACCCTGCATTTCAGCTTCAGAGCGACTTCATCAGGGACCCGGCCCGCCTGAAGGCTGCGTTCTGTACCCGTAGGAGTGGGAAGAGCTACGGGGCCGGACTCTACCTCTTCAAGGAGGCGATCGAGAACCCCGGTTGTACCTGCCTGTATATCGGGCTGACTCGTGACGAAGCCCGGCGGATCATGCTCAAGGATATCCTGAGGGTCATTGACAGGAAGTTCCAGCTCGGCACCGTCTGGAACGAGACGTCCCTTAGCGCTACCCTCCCCAACGGCAGTGTGATTTACCTGCTGGGAATTGATAGCAGCGATAAGGAACGCGAAAAGTTGCTCGGGCAGAAGTACAAATTGGTCATCATCGATGAAGCGGCCTCCTACTCAGTGGACCTGGAGCAGGTCATCTTCAAAGTTCTCCGGCCAGCGATGGCGGACCTTGCCGGTACGATTGCCATGCTCGGCACGCCCGGGAACATCATCCACGGGGTGTTTTACGAGACGACCAAGGGGCTCCAGGGTTCCACAGTCGGGGTCCACAGGAGAAACGGTTGGAGCGTCCACTGCTGGCCGGCGACCGAGAACCCGTACATGCGGGATAGGTTCTTGGCGGACATTGAGGACCTGAAGAAGACAAGGGGAGAGGACATCGTCGCCACGAATTGGTTCCGGCAAATGTATCGCGGCGAGTGGTGCGTTGACACTGCGGCCCTGGTCTACGCCTACCAGGAGAGCAAGAACAGTTTCCAGACGCTCCCGGCAACTAAGAGGAGCTGGAACCACGTCCTGGGCGTTGACCTGGGCTGGGCGGACCACACAGCTTTCGCCCTGACCGCCTACCAGGAGCCCGGCCCTGGCTCTGACTCAAGAATGTACGTCCTTGAGACCGAGTCTGAGTCAGGTCTGGACTTCACAGCGGTAGCGAACAAAATCAGAGGATATCAGGCCCGGTTCGACATTGACACAGTGGTCATTGACGGAGCCAACCGACAGGGGGTCGAGGAGATGAGGCGCCGGGGTGGCCTCCCGCTCACCATCGCGGACAAGAGAGATAAATACAGCTTTCAGCAGCTAATGAATGACAGTTTCCGCCAGGGACTGATCAGGCTCCATGCCCAGGACGCGGCTTCCCTGGCCAGTGAATACGCCCAGCTGGTCTGGGATGAGAGGCAGCTAGTCCGGGGCATCCACAGTGAAGCCGCAAAATGTAGCAACCATATTGCGGATGCGTGTCTTTACGCATGGCGTCACACGTATTCATATCTCGCGGAAGCCGCCCTCGCCAAGCATCAGCTCGGGACCCCTGAGTGGGCGGCTGCTGAAGAGGAAAAGATGCTTCAGTCAGCCCTTCAGCACAGCAATAATAGTTCCCGGGAAGGTGAACCGGGGTGGGGAAGCCTCAACCCCGGTTTTACTTGGGACTGACCATCTTCACTCTAGAGAAGGTCACCAGCCCCCAGGCGGAAAGGTCACTTCTGAGGGTGGCTCGCAACCTTGAAGGTGATGGATGAGCCCCGGTCCAGATACAGCTCCCGCACTGAGCCCCTGGACCGGCTCCTCATCCGGTAGCACGCAAGCCCCTTGGCTTTGCCCATACACTACTATTAGGAGCCCCAGTTGACCCCGACCCCTCCCCGTTACGACCTCGCCGAAATTCTGGCCCTCATGAAGGCAAACCGCGTCCTGAGGGTGAAGCTCGGCTCTCTTGAAGTGGAACTCAGCCCGAGCGCCTTCGCTGACCAGGTGTCTGCTCCCAGGGCCCAGGCAGCTCCACTGCCCAGTGACGAAGACTTCCTGTTCATGAGCACTGCTATTCAGCCGGAACCTGCCGATAAGAGGGGCGAATAATGGACTACCGGGACTTTGAGGTGGATGGCAAAAAGGCGATCAATCGCCAGGACGGAACCGGGCAGCGCTGGTGGAGCTACGGGGAGACCCCAGCCGACCTGAAGAACAGCGCCGGGGCTATTACTGCTGACCTGAACTTTCTTTTTGGCCACCAGAACCAGCGTTCAATCCAATACAGCGTGAGTGCCCGGCTCTACGGGAACATGGCGTTGAGCGGCTTCCAGGGGTTCGGATCGAAGCTCCCGGCCTCCTATGGCTGGCTCAATGACAGCGTCCGGTTCAATGTTGCCCAGAGTGTCGTCGATACTCTTACGGCCAAAATTGCTCAGTCAGAACCCGTCCCCTATTTCCTGACCGATGGCGCTGACTTCAGCGTTCAACGCCAGGCCCGTAAGCTGACCGCCTTCTGTGGGGGCGTGTTCTCTGAGAATGAGGCCCACCGCCTGGGAGCCCAGGTGCTCAGGGATGCCTGTGTCCTGGGAGATGGGTTTGTAGGGGTGTTCGAACACTGCGGTAGGGTGAAGTTCGAGCGAGTCCTCCCCCAGGAACTCCACCTGGACGAAACTGAGGCCCTCCTGGGCGCTCCGCGGACGATGCATAGGGTCAAGTCGGTTGACCGTGAGGTCCTTGCTCAAGCCTTCCCGGACAGCCTGGGAGCTATCTCGCGAACCAACACAAGCCTCGATAACAGGCAGGCGAATATCAGCGATACGGTTACCGTCCGGGAAAGCTGGCACCTGCCGAGTGCCGAGAAGGCCACCGATGGATGCCACGTCATTTCCCTGGCGGATGCCGTCCTTCTCCGGGAACCCTGGACCCGGGACCACTTCCCGTTCGCCAAGCTCGCCTTCTGCCCCAGGCTGACCGGCTACTTCAGCCAGGGACTGGTTGAGCAGGTTCAGAGCTACCAAGCCGAGATCAACAAACTTTTGTGGATCATCCAGCGGTCCTTTCAGCTCGGGGGTACGTTCAAGGTGCTCCTGGAGCAGAACAGCAAGATCGTCAGCGAGCACCTGAACGCGGATATCGGGGCGATCATCAAGTATTCGGGCACTCCCCCACAATACATTACCCCTCCTCTCATCCAGCCCGAGTTGTTCCAACAGCTCGCTCTGTTGAAGGCAGCCGCTTACGAGCAGGCAGGTCTCAGCCAGCTCTCTGCGACCTCCCAGAAGCCGGCGGGGCTCAATAGTGGCGAGGCGATTCGATCGTACAACGACATTCAGACGGACCGGTTCGCCACTATCTCGAAGGCGTACGCGGGCCTCTTCCTCGACCTGGCCAAGCTCACGTTGGCTTGTGCCGAGGATCTGAAAAAGGGCTACACCGTCAGGGCCCAGAGAGGGTCCAGGATCTCCCCGATCAAGTGGGCCGAGGTTGCCCTGGCGAGGGACCAATACAGCCTAAAGGTTTACTGCGCGGCAAACCTCCCCAACGAGCCATCCGGCAGGCTGCAGACGGTCCAGGAGCTTACGCAAGCCGGTATCCTCGCTCCTCAGCAGGCCCGCCGGCTCATGGCCCCAGACAGCCCCTTGGACCTCCGGGAGCTGGACGGCCTTCAGGGAGCAGCTGAGGACTATCTCACAGGAGCCCTGGACCAGCTCGTTGATGAAGGAATCCCCCTCGTTCCGGACCCTCTCGATAACTGCCAGCTCGGGGTGGAACTCGCGACCGAGTATTACCAGCGAGGCAAGGCCCAGGGCCTGGACCCCGAGCGCCTGGAGCTGCTCAGACGGTACATGGATGCTGCCAGGGCCATCCTTACGCCAGCCCAGGCTGTCCCCGTGGCTCCCCAGGCAGTC